GATCGTGACCTCGTAGTAATAGGTCCCCTCGGTCAGCCCGGACGTGGGATATTCATTGCCCGCGGTGTCGTAGACCTTGAGCCCTGAGGCTGACGTGTCTATCCTGCCGAGGGCGTCAGGAACGCCGCCTAGATAATCGAAGCTGGCCAGATACTCCCCGACCCTTTCGATGTATCCCGTTTTCCCTTCAGGAATTGTGAAGTTGCCACCGCGGATGACCCTCGTCTCGTGGGTCTGGGGCTGCATGTCGATGGTGACGCTCTTGACTCCGTCCACATTGGTCTCAACCGCAGCGGAAGAAGCGGCGGCGTCGATGTCGTCGGTGATTATCTCGGAGACGTCGACAACCTCGTCGACACGGCCCATGGGGTCACGGCTGACACCCTGGATCGTCGGGTATATGTCGTCATTGTCATCAAGGGCGCCCCACCTCTCGCCGTACTTGGCGATTGAGGCGTCGTCCTTGACGTACTCCACCGGGTTGAATTTCTCGTCAGTGCGGCCCCTTCCGTAAGCGTAGGCGTACTCGTCGGGGACATCGGGGTAAGTCGGATAAACGTACCCTTCGTTCTCCCATGACCTGTCGCGGTTCTCGTTCTGCATCCACCCGCGGACGTACCAGCGGAAATTCGCATCACGGATCCGGTCGAAGTATATGTTGGCGAGCTCGGGGATGGCGTCAGGATCGGCGGCCCATCCGGGATTCTGCTCGTCGGTTCTCTTGAAGTAGCGGTACGGCAGGTTCTTCTCTCCGCCGCGCCCCAGCAGGATGTTGGTGATGTCCTCGTCCTGCACCTGGCGTTCGAACCTCAGGAGACCACCCTTGTAGCCGTACTCGAAATCATGGTCGTCTATCGCCTCGGACGTGTATCCGACCTTGATCTTGTAGACGCCGTTCTCGTATGCGATAGTCCAGCGGAGTCCGAAATATTCATGGAACTTCTGCAGGACGTCCCAGATGTAGGTGTAGTTGATCTCCACGGCAACCGGGTCGGTGCTGTAGATGCCCGTCCCGATCCCGAAGAGGTCCATCTGGACCTGCCCGGCGAAGTAATAGTCAAGGACCTTGTTGAACAGGCGGACGAAATTCTCGACCGGCATCGCAACGGAGGCCTTGTATTGGTCGGCTATGGCCACACCCGTCTCGACCTCGGACAGCGACATGAAGAAGTAGCGCTTCATTTCGTTGACCGGCCACGAATAGAAGGTCAGGTCAATGAGGCTGTTCCTCGTCGTGTTGTCCTTGGCGGCCTGGGGCTCCCTGATGGGGAGCACGAAGCGCTCACCCTTGAACTGAAGTTCCCAGCCCGTGAAGTCAGGCACTATGTCGCCGTCGATGCGGACCTGGGTTGAGATCGTGCGGTCGCCCATCTCCGCCAGGGTCACTGTCGCCTGGTGAAGTGTCGCGTATGGGGCCCGCGTGCCCGGGCCGAAGCCCACTTCAGTTATTCCCGGTATCATAAGCTAAAGTCGCAAAGGCTGGGTTTGTTTACTCTTATGGTCCATTCCACGCATACCACGTCCAGAGTCTGGTTGGACCTGTCGCGCCAGAAATCGGTCGCCTCGGAAATGGGCATCGGATATCCCACTATCTTGTGGCGCTTGTAATCATTGTAGAATGTGACCTGCTTGTATTCCTTGACGTCACTGCCGGACGCCTGGGAGTAGAGGAGAGAATTGAACGCGGCTATCTTCGCGTTCGCATTGTCGACGGAATCCGACCTGATGAAGAACTTCACCTTGTAGTCGAACGCGGCGTCGACTGTCTTGGGAAGGATGTTCTCTCCTTCCTGCTCCGGATATTGGGTGGACTCGAATCCCTTGGAATCAGGGCCGACCCTCTTGTCCGAGTCGAGATAAACGAGCCCGTATGCGTCCTCGGTATCAACGATTGCACCGTCGGCTATCTGCAGTCTGACCTTGATCATTTCGTCTGTTTCTTATATACTTTGCAAACCAGCGATTCGGAGTTCTCACCGCAGACGGTGTTCTCCCCGAAAACGTAAAGGGGCACCACATCAGGGCGGGTGCGGAAATCGTCGGGAATGGACTTTATCACCATGTCGCACCCGTTAGCGAAGTACATCATGGGGATTATCCTCTTCCCGAAATTCAGCCCGGTCCTTATGGTTCCCCGGCAATTATGGAAGACATAGACGCTCTCGTCATTCAGGACGTCACCGTGGAATTCGCGGTCGATGAAGACGCCGTTGCGCTCGCACGCGTCGATGTTTTCGCGGAGAAGATCGAGAGAAGGCGCATTGTTCTCGAGGGACCAATCTATCCCCCTCTTGTAGATGTCAATGGCGGCATCACGAGACTTGGCACGGCGGATCAACCCGCTGTACTCATCGCAAACACCGTGGGAATCTATCTCCCACTGCGCCTTATTTTTCCACCCGTCCACCATAATCGCCACAAAGATAAAAAAAAGTCGGGGAGCATCAAAACTCCCCGGCTCATTTTTTTTAACGTATCGCCACGTAATGCGTAGCCGAAACACCCAACGGCTTGATGACCCGCTCCAGCATCTGCCTTACGGCGGCCATGTCATCGTGCATCTGAGGCAGATAAGCCGTGTACATCAGCATCTGGTCCTCATACGAAGGACCTTCCTCAGCGTTCGGGGCGGCATTCGGGCTTGCAGGACTACCTCCGAGGACCGAGAGAATCGCGGCCACGTTGGCGCTGATTGTCGGCACGTAGGAAATGTAGAAGTTCTGCGTGTTGATTCCGGCGGCCAGGCCGTTGATGGACTCCTCGGATGCGCCGGCGATGCTGCGGGAAATGCCGGTGAAGGATCCGGCCTGCTGGCGGACATTGTAACCCGCAGCAGCCATCTGGTTCATCAATGTCGTCATCGCATTGTTGATTCGGTTGATGTAGTCGGGAGCCTCGGCTGCGATCTGGCCTATCTCGGAAGCGGATAGCTCATTGCCGGACAGGGCCATCTGGTCGATCTCGTCGAAAAGCGGCTGGAGAATTGACTGCATCAGCTTCGCGGCGAGGGAATTCGTTATCATGTTCTCGATCATCTCCTGGAACTTCTCCTTCATCGCGTCGGTTGTGGAACCGAACTGCTTGTAGGCCTCGATCCAGGCTTCGGCGAACTCGGTGGCGGCAGAAGAGAGGTCCATACCAGCGAAGAATTCAGAAAGCTGGGACTGCATGTCGGCTATCTTGTCCGCGGTGTCACGGGCGGACTCCTCGTAGTCCTTGACCTTGTCCTCGTCCGTCTTCTTTCCTTTTTCCCTCTCCAGTCTCGCCTGTTCAAGATAGGCTTCCTGCTGGGCCGCAAGGTTTTCCATCTGTTTGCTGTAATTCTCGACATAGTCGTTGCCGAAAGCCTTCTCCATGGCTTTTTCCAGGCGGTCATACTGATACTCGAGGTCGTCAAGCAATGCAGCCTGGTCCTCTATCTTCTTGTTCAGTTTTTCCACCTTCGCATTGACGATCCCCTTGATGAGACCGACGACCGCACCGATTGTGGCGATGATGGCGGCGGCCATCGCGATGAAGGGGTTCATCATCAAAACTCCGTTCAATATTGAGTTCAAGGTTATTATCACCGGGAGAATGGCCGCAACGAAGGACAAGGAATCGGAGACCCCCTGAAGGGTCTCACCCAAGATGGGGACGTCGTCCAGATTGAACGCGTCTGAGACGACGTCAACAACCCGTTTCCACTGGTCCATGTAATCCCCGACCGCAGCTATTCCATCGGTCATGGTCTCGTTCGCGTCCATGAATTCGTCCTCAAGATGCTGCAGGTCTATCTTGTCGGTTTCGTTCGCGGTCTCGTTGAACTCCTTGATTTTACTGATGGCCTTGTCGAACCCTTTCGTCCCAGCCTTATTATACACGGCTGGCGCTATCATCATGGCCCTGGCCCCACTAGAAGCGACCGTCCTCAAGGGGTCCCGCTGGGTTTGGGTTGTTTTTATCTTCTCAAGAGCATCCGTCAAGGTCTTCAGCTGCTCTGGGGAGAGAAACTCTTTCTGGGATTCTATGAGGGCCTCGATTTGTGCACGGAGATTCTTTAGAGTGACATTACCGATCCTATCAAGGTCTTCAAAGGCCTTCCCCCACTCGTAAGTATCCTTCAAGGCTTCGACCTGAACAGCCGTGATGTCCCTGTTCTCCTTTTCGCGAGAAGCGGCAGTGTAAATCGCTTGCTGTTCTGGGGACAGGTCAGACTCGGCTATTTCCTTGCGCTTCTGGGTTTCCCTATTCTTAATGTCAGTTATCCTCTCCTCATATGTCTTAGCCTTTTGATAAGTTTTGATAAGGTCCGTAACCCAATCAGCATTGTACTTTTCGGCATCCGTGGCCACGTCCTTCACGACTTGCCGGAGCTCCTTCGGGACCTTGTCCAAGTTACTTACGAGGTACTCATAGTCACCTTCGTCAAAGGCGTTACGGATAGAATCGTCAAGGCCGGCAAAGGACTCTGCGTCAAGTGAACTCAAAGAATCCACCAACTGCTTTCTGATCCTATCTTTAAAATCTTCTCCGATGCCCCCATAAACTGAGAACGACAGGGTCGCAGCGAGGTCATCATCGCCAGTAAGATCCAATATATTCTTATAAAAATCTCTGGCGGTTTCGGAGCGCTTGACATTGTCAGAGATGATTTTGAGGGCCTCCTCAATGTTTTTCGTCGTCTGGGAAGTATCAAAATCCGTTTTGGCGTCGAACAAGGATTGGAGAAGGTCCTGGAAATCCTTCAGCATCTTGTCGTCGTTCGTGTTGCCGGTAATCTGGCGGCGGAGGAATTCCTGCCGAGTCCCGGATACACCCTTGCTCGTTTGCAAGTACTTGAAGGTCCTCTCCATGGCATCTTCATACCATTGTGACAAATCCTCGGCGGCACGTTTTTGCTCGTCGGCCGACAATCCCATGGATAGGCCTCTTGTTAGCATAACGCTTGCCTCCTTCGTTGCTGCAGCAGAAGAGGACATGTAATTCTCAAGGTCTTCGTATCCCTTCTGGAAATCCTTCATGAACTTCATGCGATCCTGCATGTTCTTTATGAAGGGGTCCTGGGTGTAAGCTATGGAAGACCCTTTTGTCTTTTTCTTGTAAGCGTCCAACCACTCGATGGCAGACTCAAGGAAAGAGACCAACGCATTGGCTTTTTTGACTTCCTCTTTCGTCGGAGCAGGGATATCGCTGGATTTTTGTGCCTGTTCAGCGAGTAATGTTAAATCCGAGACTTTGTCCTTGGCCTCCTGGAGGTCATCGCCCAGTTCCTTAACATATGTTCTGACATCCTTTTCCCCACGAAGAAGATATCCTTGGACGTCATCCATTGACAGGTCGACCGCCGAGGCCAGCTCTCTGAACTTGGTCTCTACGACCGCCACCATTTTATTCGTCGAAACTATAGACTCATAGCTGTCCTGTATGTGCTTAACATATGACTGCAACCCCCATTTCGTCGAGCCCTCCGCGAATTTGTTAAGCTTCTCGAAGTCTATGGTACCTTTCGGGTCAAACGCACTAGAAATATCTATCCCCGTATCGGCGAATGCTTCCTCGATGGCATGGGCCATAATTTCCACTTCCCTCCGAATTTTCTCTTTTTTGTATGAGAAAGAATACTTGTCGCCAAAATCCTTCTCACTTACGGTGACAGCGTCTATCTCTTTTTGGAGATCCTCCCAGGCATCAGAATAGGTGCCCATGGTACCGACCATGCTCTTCATCCCCTTCTCGATCGACTCAGTCTGATCGTGAAGGGCGACGTATGTGTCGACAAGACCATTGAGGGCAAGAGCCGACTTTGTCAGAATGGGACGGCTGAACTGTCTCTCATTCCCGTATCTGTATGTATCCACCAAGCTAACCTCCAGCCCTGTCAATCTTTTTATAATACCCTCGATTGTATGGGCCCTCGCCGACATGGTGTCGCCGATACCCATCATGCCACGGTCCACGAGAAGTTCGACCTCGTCAAGTACAGCGTTTATCTGTTCGGGGCTTAAACCATATTGTTCAAGTAGATTTTTGGACTTCTTCCTTCCCTTTTGTATTTTCCCTGAGTAATAATCCGTAGCTGCATTTACCTTCTGCTCAAGGTTTTGCATATTAATCTTTTGACGGATAGCCTCGGTAAGGCTATTATAGTTGCCCTTCAGCTCTCTGAGCTTGTCTATCTGAAGATTCTGGCTCGGGATGATGTCGCTGTATGTCCTTTCCAGTTCGGATAGGGCCTCGTTCTGCTCATTCGACCCGTCTGCAGCGTCCACCGCTGCTTTGGCAAGGCGCTCAAAGTTTGCAACAGAGCGGTTGATCTGGATTGCGCCGTCAGTGCCAATCTTTTCGAGTTCTTTCCCCAGTCTGTTTGCCTCCTGCCCGGCCGAGGTGATCAAGTGCACGAGCAATCCTACTGCGGTCGCGGCCAAACCTATCCATCCTCCACCGACAAACATTGCTGCAAGATTTTTTGCCCCTCTCCCGATGGCGGTCTGAGCAGCCGCAGCTTCCATTGTTAGCTTTGAGTACGTTCTGAGTTGCTTTATCGTCATGGACCTGACGAAGGAAGATTTGGATTGTTGAGCGCTCTCCATCTTCTGCGCCCTCTCAAGTGCATGCGTGGCCTTCGCCGCCAATTCCGTGTCGAGTGTCAATCTCGGAATAAACAATGATGCCAGCTTGACCGTAGCATAAGCAATCCCGACCGATTTCAGAGCCGACGCGACCGTCCGCCAATTCTGCATCAAGTATTTGGCGTCAGAAATGAGGGTGGTCATCGCATTGTGCACCGTTGACGTGTTCCCTATCTCATCATACATGATGCTCAAAGCGTCCCGCAAGTTGGACCATTGACCCGCGAGCGTCTCGGCCTGCTTTTCTTGCATCTTGTAAAAAGTCCCGCCCTTGTTGGTCATGTCTTCGAAGATTTCGGCAATCATCTCGAACGGAACGGCCCTTTTCGAAATAAGGTCAAAAACCTCCGCGGTCGAAACCATTCTACCGTTAAGCTCATGGAACTTTTTTGCGAGCAGGTCGACAAGCGGGATGCCGGCCTCAGTAAATTGGCGCAACTCCTGTCCACGAAGGACAGACGCGGCACGAACCTGCCCATATGCAAGAATAAGCCTATCCATGCCAACGCCCAGACCCGCGGATACATCCGCAAGTCTCTTAGTGACATCGAAAAGGTTATCGGTTTCTACACGGTAGGCAGACAGCTGTTTCGTGTAAGAAACCAAATCTTTGATTTCAAACGGGGACTCTATGGCGGTCGCCTTTATCTGTCGGAATAATATGTCGGCTTTGGCTGTGTCTTGGATAATGCCGCCGAGCGCTACTTTCTGGAGTTCAAATTCAGAGGTAACTTCCCGCACATTCTTTATAAAACGTCCCGCAGCAAAGATCGAGACATAACTTGCCGCAAGGCTCTTTATTTGGGACAGCATCGTGCTTTGAGAGCCCAGGTTCCTCGTTGTTCTGGCTGATGATTCGGCAACCTCGGCATTGGCTTTTATCGACTGGAGTTTATACATCTCCAATTGATTGTTCAACCTTCTGAGCCTGTCCTCCTGAATTTTGATTTCGTAGTTGGTCTTATTGAAAGCCTCAGACCCAATGGTAAGACCAGCTAATTTTTGACGCAAAGTTGTCAACTTGGCATTGACTTTTGTTATTGGGTCCTCAAGACGCATCGCGGCGACAGCGTTCGAGTTGTAAACGCCCTTGATCCTTTGTTCCAGAAGACCATAGGCCTTGGCAAGGTTATTTACTGTAACGCTGGTCCTCGTATTGTTTGCCCCCTTTTTCACAGCGTCGTCAAAAGCGCGTCGAACAGCCTGCAGTGCACGATCAAGTTCTTTGGCGCTCATGGTCGTGTCCGTTAGAATTCTACGGATGCTCATGTCCGTGCCGCCGACGTCGATTTTCATTTTTAGCGCATTGCTGCTAATGATCTTTTCCAGCTTAGGCATCTCTTTGGGAATATCCCTCACTGCTCGGTCAAAAGCACCTTGTATGTCAACATATACCGGTATTTCAACTGCCATAACCTTCTTGTTTTATGATGTAGTTCTGAATTTCCTCTGTTGTTTCCGGCTTCTTCCGGGCTTTCGGGCCCATGCCGAACATTGAGAGCATATCCGCGACCTCCTCATCGGATTTGACTGTATCTTCCCACTTGACCTCCTTCGCGACCTTCTCGAAATCGTAGTCGAAGTACCCCTTGTCAAGTAACAACATTGTTACATAATTCACGGAGTCGAGGTACCAATAGCGGAACCATGACCAGAATCCGTAGTTGCCGTAGATCTGCTTTATCTTCTCGTTGTGGGTGGACACCTCAAAGGCGGAACCTATTTGTTTTCCTCCTTTATCCCCAAAGCGTCCTTCTCCAACATATTCATCACGCTTTCCAGCCGCTCTTGCGTTTGCTTGGCGACTTCGCCAACCGGTCTCATATAAAGCTCGCGTTCCTGCCTTGAGAGTTGCCAGTTGGCCTTGGAAAAACCCATGTCCTCACTGATGGCCCCCGCTCCATTGATTCTGAATGTCACTTCATTGCCCCGGAGCTGAAGTATGCGCCATTTGAGCGCCCATAGCCACGGACAGAAAATCGCCCAATTGCCGAGAAGGTAGTAGGCTGCCTTCTTGGAATGGAGCGAATACAGTTTTTTAGTTATTTTCCTTGCCTCCTTTTGGGAGACGCCCTGCTTGCCTTTGGCTTCGAGGACCTGCCCTTCCTGTTCCAGGAGGGCTATGCGCTCCTTCACTGCCTGAGCCACCTGGCGCACCTTGTACTTCCTTTTCCCGACGGCCACCGTGCACGGGGCCTGGAGGACAGTCTCATACGCGCCGTTGAGGAATTGTTCGGATTTTTCCATGCGGTCTTAATTTAAAAAGGGGCGAGCGCACGGCCCGCCCCAAGAATGACGTCTGTTATATGGAACTATGCAGTTTCATAAACGAGGGAGCCCTCGACCAGCATACCGGTCATGAGGTTCGCGGTGTTGACCTGTTCTGCAAGGACAACAGCGTGAATACGGTAGAGACCGTCGCTAAGGGTCAGGTTGGAAGTGATCTTGGCCTTAGGATAGATCCAAGCGCGTTTCTTCTCCTGGTCCGCAACGAGGATAGGTGCGGTGAAGACAGGGAGGTCGACTCCGAAGCCCATTGCAGTAGGGCTAGAGAGATAGGCGGGGCTGTCCGCAATGGTAATGCTCTTACCCTTCATGAACTTCTCAATCATATTAGCCGAGGTGCTGGCTATATCGAAGGAGAATGAAAGTGTACCTGCGGTGACGCGGGCGGTAATGAGGTTACCCTGCTCGTCGAGGATCTCGTCGGTGGATACGTCCTCACCCTCCCAAGATGTTGAGTCCTGGACGATCTGTCCGAGAGACCGGGGATTCTGGAAATCTGCGAGGGTAGCATTTTCGTAAGTCTTGCTGTTTGCGAACTCCTCGTCGAAGATAATGAGGTCGCCCTGTCCTACGAAGGGAGCGGTAGCGGCGTCAACTTTTCCAATTACTTGTGCCATTTGCTATGAGGTATTATGAGTTAAAATTACTGTTAGTTGTCCAACGCAAATTGAGCGTTGTGACGGAATATCCCGAAGTTTGATTCGGTGCTGTGGGTGTTATGAATCTTTGGGTGTCGTATTCGTAATGGTAGTTTGTCGTGAGGTTCTTCTCGATGAGTTCGTCAAACTGGGCGAGGATTTTTCTGATGCGGTTCTTTTTGACGGACCCGTCATCATTCATCTTACTGTAGAGGCTCACCATAATGTAGCCCCTAGCGAAAGGTGTATCCATCCCGACGCCCTCAATGTTCCCGTTGATGTAGATGACGATGAAGTCTGCCGGCAGCTCGTTGGTGGGACGCTCCCAGTCACTGTAAACGGCGACTTCCTGCGTTCCGCCCCCGGCAGTGCCAACGGAGATCTTTCCCTTGAGGAAGTCCCTCAATTCGACATCTGGCTCTATGTTTGACGGCTTCATCAGCTTAACGTCTGGCCCTATGTTTGACAACTTCGTCATTTCATTTTGAATGATCTTTTGGGTAATTCATTGAGCATGCCGAGGACCTCACCTGCGAAATATTCTTCCAAGTTCGAAACGTATCCGCTATGCTCTTCGGATTCGTTCACTTTTTCGGCATAGGGGACGCCGACAACCAACAGGGCGCGAAGCCCTCCCACGCCGGTGCCGAATGTCTGGACCGCCCTATTCAGGGCCTCTGGGCCCAAAGAAGCGCCATCGACTATTTCGCCCTTATATGTCTGGGTATCCTTAGCTCCAGGAGTCATAAATCTCGCTTGCAGAAGTCTTCGCCCGTCGGCGACACCGGCAGCGACACTGTCATGCAAGTTACCTGAGTACCACGGATAGTCTGCGTTACCTCCACGGTAGCCAGACTTATACGGGCCGTTGTTTGCACCTCTGGGCCACATCCAGTCGAAACTCTTCAAGGTCTGTTCGCAAGCGTCGCCGAGTATTTTCGCGCCGTGGGCGGTCACTGTAATTCCGGCGTCACGCAGCACCTGGGCGAAACCTTTACTGGTTTTACCCCAACTCATTCTATTGCCAGCACTTACAGCCATACTACTCTCCTTGCGCTTGTTTCAGTTCTATTCTCGTGACCTTGACGTTCGTTCTCCAAGGCATGTTGATGTCCCGCACGAT